CATAGCTTGGTAAGCTCCGCCATCGGATCAACGCCCAAATATACAGAAAGAACCATCTCAAATGAGATGGTATCGGGATCAAGTCCAGTAAATTCAGTAAGAGCATTCGTCAGGTGCCGCTGATGTTTGCTGTATCGTGCGGATCCTGACCACTCTACTCTGTTAATGGTTTTTATCGTATTCGAGGACACCTGGAATATGATGTCCCCGAGGCATCCTACCTGCATTATATCGCCCCCAGTATGAAGCCATCGCCGTTGAATACGGGGAGGTAGAGCACCAGCACCGTATCATTGACTTTAGGCATCCAATAAGTTACGTTGGCTGCGTGGTCATGTTCGCCTCTATTTTCAGTCATACCGCCGCCGGATATGTCATGCGAGTGTTCGCCATCTGGCTTGGTATAAACGCCCGCTCCATGGTGTTGCAACACGTACAACCACCCTGATACCATATCCTTATCCTTGAATATTACACGGGCAGTGCGCTTGGCCGGATCCACCGAGCTGACCGTACCTATCCGCACCAGGTTCCTTAAAATATTTTCGCTGTCCATCAGTATCCCTCCAATACATGACGCAGCCTGATCTGCGTAGTGTAGCCGGACTTGTCGATGGTATGTTTTGCTTGGCTGATAATATATTTACCGTCCCAGGCGCCCCAGCCGGATAACATCACCGTGACCCCAGCCACCAAATCAGGATTGCCGGGTAGAGTAAATGTCGCTGTATACTCATATTTGTTTTTTAAGCGCAGCATTTTATTTGCCAGAGCCTGAGCTTCTCCAATGCTGCTGACCTTGGCAGTTATTTCGAGGGTTTGATTATTCTTGTCCTTGGGATTGTAGTCCTCAGCATATGCAGTGGCTTGAATTGTTTCACCCGTTGCCGGGTTAACATAGCTTACCCTGCATTTGGCATATTTCTTATCCGCTTCACCGGTCCGGAGCTTGTACTTCGTATATGTGCCAGAACCTCTTTTTATGGTAAAAACAGCAGGCTTTGCTTCGTATGTTGCCTGGTCGAACAGGATAATAATGTTGTTAGACACTTTAAGCGATATCCCGGCATTTTTGCATAACTGCTGCAAGAATGCTATATCGCTCATCGTTACCTGTTCAACGCGGGAATAGTACGGATCCGTGGCCGATTCATACATGCATGTCATTCCATTGGCCGAGGCTATTTCATTGGCGATACGTGACAGAGTGTATGCTTCCCAGGCTTTGCTCTTTTTGGTCTGGCGGACTTGTGAGCTAAAAGGCAGCGCGGTACCTTTAATCGCAATAGTGGAGGGTGGGCCGTCAGCTTCAACACTGTCAAGCTCAAATTGTCCGCAATCAAGTACCTTATCATTGCCATCATTGTTCCAGTTTTTCCTCACAATGGCCGCCTGGATCCGCAGGCCCTTTACGGCTGATCCGCTGCTTACAACACCGCTTTCAGTGGGGATAGCCTTTACCACCTGGTCAATTGCAAACCAGCCGAGATATCCCACATGTATAGGATAAGGCACACCGCTTTTGAGATTAAGCTGCGTAATGTTGCCTCTGTAATTGGTAACAGGCGCGCCAGGTGTTCCGGTTCCGTAACTGGAATATTGAGGCTGTCCATTCACTATGACAGCATCGCCGATGTTCCAATCTCCGGATATGGCCTCCGAGCTGTCAGCAGCAACCTTTGTAATATAGCTGGTGCTTATATATCCTGTCTGGCCGCTATATTTTATGGTCGCCCATCCTCCGGAAATAGAAATCACATTCACCTGTGTCCCGTAGGAAAGAGCTCCGATTTTTTTATAATTCGTTCCTGGACCGCTGCGCACGTTCAACCCGCTTTTGGCCGTAACTTTATACAATGACCCTCCGGATGGACTACCAGAAGCCGCAGCCTGTATAGCTACGTTCAGCCATTTTTCTAACCAGACAGCGTCCCGGTCTTCAATCAGGATCTGCAGATCGTCAGTTTCGTCCTCTTCGTTGTCGGTGTATGTCAATGAGATTAAATATTTCCGCAGGGATGCGGAAATGTTCACACCGTCAAAGTAGACTTCCGCATCCGTGCGTCTTGCTAAATCTTTATCGCTCATCCGCTCACCTGCTTCCATGGAGGCAGCGCAGCTGTATCAGTTGCTTCTTCCTCGACATCAGGCAGCACGAGTGTTATCCCTGCAGGGAAGATATAATACTCCCGGTATTCCGGATTGAGATTCATCAGCTTATCCGTATGAGCCACACTTCCCAGTTGTGTATGTGCTATGCTGTCCCACATATCGCCCTGTACGGTAGTATAGGTTCTGCTCATGCGTATGCCCTCCTCGCCGAGTCAATTCCAGCATCCTCAAGAACATCAAGGATATAATCTTTCAGATCGCTGGCAGCCTCTTTTAATACAGTCGCTATATCGGACGTGTTACCAACTCCTGAAATGCTGTAGGACGGAGATACGGTCAGGATGATATGGTTGCCTCCGACACTTGGCCCGGGCTGCGCAGATACCGCTTCATTCCTTGCCGATGAAGGGAAGGCTTCAATACCAGCCATGCTTATTTCAGCCATAACTTTCGTCACTTCCGGTTCCAAAGCCCGGGTTTTATTGATGTAACCAGCCCATGTCATTTCTGCCTTTTGCTCCATTACGCGGGACGGGCTTCTTATTTCCAGTTGCGAATCAATGGCCGCTATTGCTGCTTGTGCCACGCGTTTATAAGCTTCCTGGACGGTCGGCAACATATCAATTGCACCATCAGCAAAGCCTTGCATGGTCTGTTTAGCGCTTTCTGCAGCATCCTCGCTGAGATTCATTTCAGCTATGGTAGCCTCCAGCTCTTGCTGGATATTGTCCATTGAAGCCTTGAATTCCGTCTCAATCTCCGCGAGACTGCCGGCAGCGGTTTCCTGTTCCTGCTTCAGCTTTTGCCAGTTGGTAACCATCTTCCGCAGATCCGCATCACTGGCATTAGCCATACCGGCTATGGCATTTACGCTTTCTGCGCTGCCATCAGCAAAGCTGGCTATCATTTCATTAAGCCCTTCAATGTCCGCGCTGCGTTCCTTCAGCTTTTCAAGGTTTTCATTATACTTCTGCCAGTAGTTAATCTGGCTTTCAAGGTTTGAATTGATTTTTGATGCGCTTGTTGCAACAATATCAGCGGCCTCATCCCATAGGTTATACTGTCCGGATATACTATCCAGAGCAGCGTTATAGGCCTCTTCATAGGCAGCCGCTAATTCGTTCATCTCCTGCTTTACGGAGTTGATAACCTCACGGAAGTTTTCACCTGTTGCGGCCGCTTCCTCTTGAGATTTTTGGTATAACCGGAAGGCCTCTTCAAGCTCGGCTATCTTAGCCGCGTTTTCTTCATAAGCTGCAGTTGTTTCCTCAAGGGTCTTATTATATAGGTCGAGCTGCTCACGTGCAGCATCTAAGGCTTTACTTTCTTTTCTCGTTCCGTAAAACATTCCCCAGGCATCAATGTCATACTTGTAAAGCTCAACTGCATCAGACCAGGCCTTATATGCAAGATCATATTCTTCCTGTGCAATCCTGGCATTTTGCTCAGCGGCTTCCTTTGCGCTTTTCAGTGCTTCATGCTGGCCGACACGGTCAATATATTCTTTCCATTGAGCTTCAAGTTTGGCCTGAGCAGCTTGAGCTTCGGCAATGGCATAGATAGAATCTATAAACTTACCTGCGGGGTTTACCACGTCTTCATAGTTTAATGCCAGCTCAGGTACCTGTTCATTCAATGCCTCGATGATGGAAAGTATGGCCTGCTGGTTTTCCGCAGCACTGTCGGTAGTAGCAGTTAACTCTTCCAGCTTGGCGATCAGCGCCAAGGTGCTCCGGTGTTCTTTTTCGATTTCTCCTGCTGTCTCGGAATGGGAAGCGGTCATTTCGCTATAGCTTTTCATCAGCTCTTCATGAGCTGCCTTATAATCGCTAAGCTTTTGTTTCCCGGCTTCATATTCGGCCGTTAGGTCTTCAATCTCCCAGCGAAGCGCTTGCGCTTCATAGGAAGTTTCCCCGTATAACTCAACGGCCTTTTGATATTCCTCATTGAGTTCCTGAAGCCTATAATACTGCTCCCTGGAGACAGCCGTTAATTCCGCGGCTTCATCTCTCTGCCTTTTGCTTGCAGCAGTAAGCCCGACTATTACACCTGTCAGTGCAGCTACACCGGCAGTCACCGCCATTATAATGTTCACACCTGGTATAGAGGCCGCGAACAGCTGCATCAATGGAATAGCTACCTTCGTTACCGCGACATAAGCAGTAAGGCCGGCAGTAGCAACTCCAATCACTCCTATGAATGCAGTGATTGCTTTTACCAGCTCGGGATTCTTCTCCACAAACTCCGTGACGCTGTTCAAAACATCCGTGGCAACACCGTACAAACCGCTGAGAGCAGGCGTAAAGTTGTCACCTATCGCAATTTTCAGGTTATTATACGCGTTCTGCATCATGGTGAGCTGGCTATGTGTAGTCGCGTACCTAAGTGCTGCCTCTTTCGTAAGCGCTGTATTCTCATTCCATGCTTGATTTGCCGTTTCAAGGGTACGGTTAAGGAGATCTCCGGAGTTGGCAAGAGACAAAATCATACGCTGCATACGTGCTTCGGTTATACCGAGTTCCGTAAGGGCAACCGTTGCACTCTTGCCGTTTCTCTCCGTATCATTCAGGCCGACAACAAAAGCCTGCAGAGCTTGAACTGCGTTAGTTCCCCATAACCGTGTAAATTCCTCGGCCGTCATGTTGGCGATGCTCGCAAACTCTTCCAGGTCCTCACCAGTTTCAACAGCAGTCATAAGAGTAGATATAAGCCTGCTCATGGCGGTCGAACCTGCTTGAGTTTCGATACCCAATGATGTTACGGCCGCTGCCAATGCCACCATGTCAGCTTCGGACATTCCCGCAAGGGAAGCACTGGCTGCAATGCCCTGGGCCATTTCTGTTATTTTCTGTTCGGTTGTGGCATAATTGTTACCCAGGGCAACGATGGCACTCGCAAGATTGGAATAGAACGACGGATCCATCTGTGTGATATTCGCAAATTGCGCCAGCAAAGTCGCTCCCTCTTCGGCCGTCATGGTTGTGGCCGTCGCCAACATTGCCATGACAGTCGAGAAATCAAGCAGGTTTTCTTTTGCTATACCGAGCTGACCCGCCACTTCTCCAAGTCCTGCAAGCTCAGTCGTGGTTATCGGTATCTCAGTTGATAAGGACTTAATCTGTTCGGCCATTGCCTGCAGCTCTTCATCGCTTAAATCTGTCGTTTTCGCCACGCCGGTCATGGCCGATTCAAATTCCATGGATGCTTCCGCACATATGGAGAAATACTCAGCAATTTCTTTCAGTGCTGCCACAACGCCAGCTGCTGCCAATGCTTGACTTACAGCACTAATAGCAGCGGAGGCTTTGGCACCAAAGTTATTAGCTTGGTCCGCAGCCTCCTCCTGCTTTTTTCTGAGTTCATCAATCTGATTCCCAAGCCTTGTGGTTTCTCCCGTGAGATTTGAGACGTCAACGCCGGCATCTACCAAGGCGCGGCGCATGTCCTCCAGCTTTTTCGTCTGATTTTCCAGGGAGGCAGAAGTCTTATCAATCTGTTGTTGCTTCGACAGTAGCCTATTTTCGAGAGTAGCAGAAAAAGTACCGGTTTCGGCGATCTCCTTTTGGATATTATCATATTGCTGCTTAAGCACTTCGAGCTTTTTCTGAGTGGCCTCAACCGCGCTCTGCTGTTTCTGATATGCGGATATATCCGACTGTGTTTTGCTGAGGGCCGCTATTTCTTTCTGCATGGAAGCAATTGCGTTCTGTGCAGTCTTAAAGGTGCTGTTATAGCTGCCGCCTAACTGGGCATTCAGCTGAAAGAGCATCTCATATTCACGTCTGGATGCCATTTACGACCCTCCTTTTTAAGTAATCAGTGGGTCTATTTTGGCAATTCTCTTTGTGAGTTACCCATCTGCAATTATCCGGTGCGTAATTACCGTCATTATTTATGCGGTCAAGTGTCAAATTATCAGTATATCCATTAAGGAGGGCCCAATTTCTGAACTTCTCGTAACTATTAAGCCATTCATCGCAAACAGATATTCCTCTACCTCCATAACGATGATAATTTTCTGTGTTAGGGTTTTTGCATCTGTTAATCATATCGTGGTATATACGATATAACCTGCAATTACGAGAGTCCCCATGCGTTCTGCGAGACTTTGGAAGATTAATTTTTCGAATACAACCACAGTTAGTTGATTTGCCGGATCGTAGATTTTTACCAAGGACTAAAACAATATTCCCACAATCACATTGACAAACCCATACAACAGAAACAGTGCCACATGGTGATACATGATTTTGCTCAGCTCTTTTTATTACTGTTAATTTCCCGTAGCGCTTTCCGGTCAAATCAATCAATTTATTCATCACGGCCCTCCTTTCGGTTATTTATTTGCCTGTTTCATCTCTTCGACAAGTTTATTACTGTCCCTGATCCAGTCCACCAGCTCCGGAAGTGTTAAGGACAGCCAAAAAGGTACCGGCGTGTTATTTGTCTTTGCCAAAACAAGACATTGCCTCCGGAGCCATGATCCGCCATCGCCGATTACAACTCCGATTTTAGTAAAAAAGATCTCGCAGCGCTCCTGATTTTGTTATAGTCGGCTATCGGCATAATCTCAAAAGCATCAGCTCCAAG